TTTTCTAAAAATAATTTTAAATTAGTTTGAAAAGGAATATCAGTGCTGCATAATGCTTTCAAACAATTACGTATTTCCGCATATTTGCGGTCATAAATAATATAATATTTATTCGCATCTTTTTCATGTTTTCTAATATTAATATATTTTGGAAGCAAAATTTTATCTTCTTTTTGTTCGTCTTTATCTTCGTCGTTTTTTTCTTCTTCATTTTTATCTTCTTCTTCATCTTTATCTTCTTTATCTTCTTTATCTTTATCTTCTTTATCTTCTTCTTTATCGTCTTTATCTTCTTTATCTTCTTTATCTTCGTCGTCTTTATTTTCGTTTTCTTCATTTTCTATTTTTTCTAATATTTTTTTAATTTGGTTTAATTTTTCCAAAATATTAATTTTATTAGATTTACTTGATACATATAATTTATTGGTGGGAATTTTTGGGTGTTTTTCTATTTTAAAAAATTCTCTATACATCTTTTTTTTTTGATTATAACATTCGCGATAGTATACTACATATTTCGGTATCATAGATTGATTTAATCCAACAGGTAATTTTATAGCATTAAATTTGCGTTCTCTCTTATGTTCTTCTCTATCTAATATAATGTCATCAGTATTCATATTTATATTATTATTAATAGTAATATAAATTATTTTTGAGAATCTAATGTAAATTTTGAGAGAAATAATGTAAATTTAATAAATAATCAAGCTAACAGTTAATAGACCTTGTAATCCTGCAAATAATTTGGAAGTCTTTGAAACCGGATATATATCACCGTATCCCAAAAGACATCCTGTTACAATCGCAAAATATAAACGATTAAAATATTTCATGATTACAGACGGGTCTACTTTTGTTGGATCTAAATCTTCATTTTTGACTTCTGTTTCTACTTCTTTAGCAGCTACATCCATTACTTCTTCCTTTTGCGTATTTTTATCTAAAATTGAAGTATCATTATAAAACTCTTTCAAATTATCAAAATTCTCTTTTATCTCTTTTATAGCCTTATCTTTTATTACTTCTTCTTTTACAATTTCCTTAAATTTATTTACTCCCTCAAAATGCGAGTCATCCAATAACATATAAATCAATGAAAAGAATACCATTAAAAATAATAAGATTTGTATTTTGTTAAATTTAAATCTTATCAAATTATGTAAATTATTTCCTATATTTTGCAATATTTGTTCCATTGTATTAATGCTTATATAATGTATATATTATAATTTTTTGGGTTTATTAGAGTTTCATTGTATAAATGTGGAAACTTATATTTATTTTTTGGTTATTTGAGAGAATTTATTAAAATTTTAATTTTATTTATACTTATATATCCTCCTTAACGGATTCTTTCTTTTGCTTACCTTATGGGGTAAGCAAAGATGCTTTTGTTATAACAAAAGCAAGATGTTTTTTCGTTTAACCTATTGGTTAAGCGATATTTCTTTTGCTTTCCCATGTGGGAAAGCGATATTTCTTGCTCTGCCAACTTGCAAAGCAAGATTTTTTGTTCCCCCAACTGGAGGAGCGAGTTTTTTATAATCTTTATCAATTATAAAGCATTTTTCTAATAACAATTTTAGCATTGTTTTTTTACTAAATCTCATACAAGTCCATACATCATCTAATTCAATGACAATAAAAACGATAAAACAAATAATTGTTGGTGGGTTTATGTGAAATTATCTTTTGTTTATACTTTCCAAAAGCGAAAGCGATATGTCTGGAATGGGTTTTACATTAATTAATCTCTATTTCGTATTTTGCGTGGATTTTATCATTTAGACGCTCTAATTCGGCTTCTAAATTATAATCTGGGGGAAGAACCATTTTAACATTGAGTCGTATTCCGGTTTTGTCGTCACGTTTATCGAATATTAGATGCGGCTTTCCTCGCGAATTTGCAATTGAAATATATAGTGGAAGAGTTTTTTTTTCTTCCGGTTGGATATTTGCTTCTAAATCATCAATCACTTTATTTGCTTGAGCCAATTTTTCTAAAAGGATGACCTTACCAGATTTACTAGATATCCATAATTTGCCAAGTTTCGGATGTTTTTCTATCTTGAAAAATTCGCGATGCAAATCCTTCTCTTTATTGTAGCATTCTTCATAATAAACTACGTATTTCCGCATCATATCTTGTGTTAAACCGTTGGGTAATGGCTTTGCGTTTTGTTTTCTTTCGCGTTTTGTCCCTTCTTTTATACCTTTACAATTTTGCTCTTGTTCCTTTCTATTTGCTATTCTTAAATTATTAAAACAATTGTTTAACGGGTCCTGGTCTATATGATCAATGCTTTCATTTTTTGTTCCTTGTCCATTACCATAAAAGTTCATAATTATTTGGTGGATATAATAAATTTTGTGGTCAAGAGAATGAGGAGATTGTATATATCCATTTGAACACTTATAAAACGTTAGTTTTTTACCATTATTTGTATTTTTTTCAAATTCTTGTATTTTTTCATATGATTTAGGACATAATATACAAATATCATCATTTACACAAAGCATTAATATATTTTCTTCATTAGTTTCTGTGTTTAAAACTCTCCATAATGGATTTTTCATTTTATATGCTTCGCAACCAGCTGTATTATAATGCCCTTCAATATATTCTAAAATTTGGTATTTTTTATCAATATGTTTCTGGAAATAATGATATATTTTCACATTTTCTTTACGTAAATCATGTTCGTTATCATTTAAAAATTCGCAATTAACAAATTCTGTATTTATTTTATACAAATATTCTAACAATGATATTCTTTTATAGTTATAATTATAAGCTGGATATATATTCATCTGTGTATCGAATGTAAATTTCTTATCGAAAAATATAATACGATTAAAATCATCAAAATCCACCAAATATTTTTTACTTGAAGTAAATTTTATAACACCACAGTGTTTTTCAATATCAATATAACCTATAAAACGCATATTATGGTGGTAATCGGACTCCTGTTTCTCTACTTCGCTCATATTATAATATATATAATATGAATGTCTTTAAATCAATTTTTAAATTAAATATATGTTAATCCACCCATGCCTCTAATTACTGTATGCCAACCCTCCCATGCCCGACATGATACGAAGGACATTGTAGTTAACAGCGTAGACACGGACTTTAGCGGTGCTGACGCCTTGAACAGTGGCGTTCGATAAAACTAGCTGCAAAGTAGCGTTGTCAATGCGGGAGAAATTGCACGTGCCGCTCGGTTGGTGTTCCTCAGGACGCAATGCAAAAGAATACACATTAATACCGGTGTCGGGAGAGCGAGTATGGTGCTGGAAGGGCTGGACCAAGTCGAAATAGGTACCTTCACGCTCAGAGAAGCGGTCCTGTCCATTCAACTGTAATTTGGCAACAACAACGGGATTTTCACCCCAGCAGTGCATGTCTAGCGCAGTTTCGGCTAATACGAAAGTACCGGCATCCGAAACGCCGGAATCAAATTTTGATGCTCCAGTACCAGTATGTTCTGTTCCTGACGTGAGCTCATCAGCGAATGGATCCTGGAATCTGCCAGAGGAGGTGATAAACTGATTTGTGCCACTAACATTGGCTTCACCACCGAACGCATGAACCGCATTGGGCAAAGCATCTAGAGCATCGGTGTAATTGAAAGGCTGGGCACCTAATAAATGATTTAGATTGTCGCCCTTAACGAGGGAGGAGCAATAGTCAACATTCGCATCGGGCTGAACGACCCAAATTAATTCTTTACAGGGATGATTTAAATTCAATTTGATTTTATTGGACGAGGATCCAACCGATTCATCACCTGTGAACTGAAGCTGCTCAATTAGGTATTCGTGGGGGTTCTGCGCCATACGTCTGCGCTCGTCAGTGTCTAGGAAGATGTAATCGACGAATAACGAAGCCGCAGCTAAGGACTGTTTGTATGCTTCAGCTACTTTCTCGCCTTCTCCATTAATGTTGGAAACCGCCCATAAGCATTCTTCAATATTGCGAATATCTAAATTGATTTTTACTTCGTGGTATTGGAGTGCGATTAATGGTAAAGCTAATCCGGGATTACGGCAATACCAGAACTGTAGCGGAACGTATAGAGTGGTTTCAGGTAAAGCCTTGCGAGGGGCACATACCTGGCGAACACCATTAGCAGAGCAAGGACCATCAACATCGGCGAAATCAGGGTCGCAAACATAGGTTAATTGGGTAGTGTTACCAATCATTTTGTAGTAACCGCGCTCCTGTTCCTTCGATAGAGTTAGCTGATTCCAGATGTGCATCCAGTCACCATATTGACGGTCAATGCGCTGGCCACCAATTTCGACCTCAACCTGTGAGATCAATTGCTCGCCGGGAAAATCTAACCATCTCGCGTAAACATTGTCTCCTAAGCTCTGTCCAATTTCAGGTAGGGTGACCTGTAAGTAGGTGCGGTAAGCTAAATCACCATTGCGCGAAACAGTGCAAGTAACACGACGACCGAAATCGGCTTGTCCATTGAATGTCTGCTCAATCGACTCCATCGCGAAATTTGTGTGACGACGGTAGGTAACTTTCCAGAAAGTAATTTGGGGATTACCAGTTAGGTAAACATCTTGAGCACCGTAAGCAACCAATTGCATAAGACCGCCAGCCATTTTTTATAATATCTCTAAAGATAAAAAATTTCTGAAATTTAATTTAATTGATTTAATTGATTTAATTGATTTAATTGATTTAATTGATTTCGGAAATATATATATATTCACTAAAAATTTATATAAAATATTAGTGAATACTTAATATAGTTTCGGTAAATGAATAAACATAATGATAAAATGACCACTTTAGACAATAAACATACAGAAATGTTGGAAAAATTTAAAAATAATGAAAATATATTAATTCCTAAATATAATGCTGAAATTTGTAAATTAGAGAAATCACTAAATAATATTAAAAATCCGAAAAATCCGAAAACTAGTAAAAATAAAATAATTAAAATGACTAAACTTGATTCGTTAAATTCTCAAATGTGTGAATTGAGAAACAAAATATACAAAATGGAAAAAGAAAAAAATGATTATTTTTTAAATAATGCTAAATATATTTTCGATTATTTTGAAGAGAAAAAAAATATAAATAATAATGGACCGAAAAATATAAATAATATTAAAACCCAAAAAATTACAGAATTTTTTAATAATTATAATGATAATGAACTTGAAAATATCAATAAAAGAATGCTAAATATGAATACATTCATGCCATCATCTATTAACAATAATGATAATACTAACATTAATTCAATGTCTGAGAATGATAAAAATGATAAAAATGAGAATTCAAGTAATATACTAGAGTCACCTAATGATAAATCAAGCAATGTTGAGAAATATTTTTATAATTTAAATAATACAATTATAAATTATAATAATTATTGCTATAAAGCAGATATTTGTAAATATTGTCGTAAAGGTGAAATGGTATATGTAGAAA